CCCGCCGGCACACCGGCTGTGCAGTCACCAAAGCGCAGAAGCAGCAGTGACAGCGAAGTGAAAACGGAGGACACCCATGGCAGCTAACTATCTGCATGGTCCCGAAACCATTGAGGTGGAAAACGGTGCCCGCCCGGTTAAAACGGTGAAATCTGCCGTTATTGGCCTGATTGGTACCGCCCCGATGGGGGATGTCAATACGCTGGTACAGTGCCTGTCTGAGAAAGACGCAGCGGCATTTGGCAGCCAGTTCACCGGCTTTACCATTCCGCAGGCGCTGGATGCGATTTATGACCATGGTGCAGGTATCGTTCTGGTCATTAACGTCCTCGACCCGGCGAAACATAAAACGGCGATCGAGGATGAGGTGGTTACCTTTGACAAATCGACAGGGCAGGCCAGACTGGCGCATCCGGTTGTCGCTAATGTGGTGGTGAAAAACAGTGAAGGCAGCACCTCCCACACGGCGAACACGGACTACCGTGTTGATGCGCAGGCGGGTGTGCTCACGAACCTGGGCAAGGCTATTGAGGCCGGTGGCAGCGTGAAGGTGAGCTATGAGTACGCGGACCCGTCGAAGGTGACTGCGGCGGACATCATCGGCGGGGTGAACAGCGCCGGAAACCGAACCGGCATGAAGCTGCTTAACGACAGCTTCAACCTGTACGGCTATTTCGCCAAAATTCTGATTGCGCCGGTGTTCTGCACCCAGAAGAGTGTCGCAGTTGAGCTTATCGCCATGGCAGAGAAGCTGGGCGCGGTAACCTACATTGATGCGCCTGTCGGTACCACCTTTGCACAGGCTCTGGCAGGTCGTGGCCCGGAAGGCACCATCAACTTCAATACCAGCTCCGACCGCGTCCGTCTGTGCTATCCGCATGTGAAGGTATATGACCCGGTGACAAACACAGAGCGTCTGGAGCCGCTCAGCCAGCGTGCAGCAGGTCTGCGTGCCAGAGTCGATCTGGACAAGGGCTACTGGTGGTCATCCTCCAATCAGGAGATTCTGGGGATCACTGGCGTGGAGCGCCAGCTGTCCGCGATGATTGATGACCCGCAGAGTGAGGTGAACCTGCTTAACGAACAGGGGATCACCACGGTATTCAGCAGTTACGGCAGCGGCCTTCGTCTGTGGGGTAACC